TTCTTCTATTGATCTATCTATTGTCTGCTTGTCTACCATCTAGTAACTCTCTTTTTCTCTTAGTTTATCAGTCTTCTTTTGAAGATGTTCTATCAACATAGCAATGTAAATCTCTCTTTCCCAAGGCATCATATTTTCTAACTCTGTTAAACTATATTGATGCTCTTGCATTAATAAGAAGTTCGTCTTGTAAAAATTCTCAAGACGCTCCTGAGAAAGAGTTAGCCGAAAAAATGTTCATACCCATTAATGGATATTCTATTTTCAAATCCACACTCTTCGTTGTGGCATTTGTATTCGACAAGGTGCTCTACTCGAGGCATCTTACTAAAAAATGATTGTATTTTTTCAAATACATCTAATGGTAGACTATCAACAAATTCTTCAATGTGTTCCGGCGATTCGTCTTTTACTTGTAAGACTTGTTCTTGGTCAAATACTTTAACTAAACAATGTTTTACAATAGCTGTATCGTCTTCCTCATTTGATTCCATTATTACTCTAGCATTAGGATATTGCAATTCAATAGCAACATCGTCATTTATTTTAATAATATTATCAGGTATATCATCTAAACCTTGAACTTTAACATCTGCTAATTGTAATGAATAATTTATTTGTTCTTTACAACCTCCGCATATTAAAGTAAAGTCTTGAGTCTCTCCTGTAGATTTCTCTTTTAATCTCATGAATATATGTTGTAAATCAAAAACTGTTAATTTACTAACATCTAATTCTTCAAGCGAACAATTAGATACAACCTGCTCACAAGCAGATATCATATCTTTATATTCGCCTCCTTCACTTGCCAACATAAGAACTTTTTCTTCCTTTACAAGAAAAGGCCTAAACCTTTTAATCTCTCCTGTAGAAGGAATTTTAAAATCAAATGTTGGTGTTTCAATTTTTGGTAACATAATTTCTCCTATTATTATATACTTTCACCATTTGGATCTAATTCTTCTTTAGATAAAATTTTATCCTGTCCCATATCAACTCTAATATAATTAGAGTCCCAGTAAGTCGCTGATACAATTAATGTGGTTCTAACTATTCCTACAGAGCCCATACTCATAGGCTGTAAGTTTAAAACCTTAGGTGTAACTTCATGTAATACCCATGAACGCCTATAATTGTCTTGCATATCCATAGCATTGATACTAATATCTCCCCATGTATCAGAAGGCCAATAAGATTGTTTAGAAGTAGGATCTACTGTAACAGCAAACCATTGTTCAAACACTTCTCTTAAAGCCCAATTAGTATCTGTATAGAATGTAAAGTTAATTTCTTGTCCTAAGAATTGCATATTAGTATTTCTGTAATGTGTCCATGGACCTACATTAAATTCTTTATTTGCCAATGCCATACCTGGTATTTGTACTTCCTCACACATTATAGTAGCTGCTTCTGCCATTCTGTTATTTTTAAAAGCACTTCTTACAGCTAGAGGAAAATTAAATTGGCATTCAAATCTTTCTGTTCTGGCAAGTTGAGTATTGTTTATTGTCTGTAAAAAACTTGTTGCACCACCTTTACGAAACTGATGATCGTATTGTGTTATAGGTCCTGTCGTTAAATCTGGATCTGGGTGTGCAGTTCCTTTACCTGGTCTATTTGCTTTTCGCCTGGACTTACCATACGCTCCTCTTAAAATACTTCTTAAACTAAATGCCATTATACTTGTCTCCTTCTGCGCTCTGGTTTAGCCATTGTATCTCTATATACTTTAGATGCTGAAGCGCCTTGAAATTGTTGTACTGGCAAAAATATTGCTGACTTCCAATGCCTTGGATTGACTTCTATCATTTGTCCTCTAATTTGTTGAGTAAGATATCTTTTAGTTGACTTTCTTGTTTCTGGAAATCTACTAAAATTTCTTACAAACGACCAGTCAGATCTTAGTTTACTATCACTATCTACTTTATCTATTGAAGGCATTAGTCTGTCTAATAAATTTGCTCTTAATAATGGACTTAAATAATGTAAGTTTATACCACTAAAACCTGTAGGTAAAGGATCACATATTACAACTAAAGGAAGACTATCCCAATAAGGCAATGTTTCTTTAGTCATTGGATCGTAAGCAAACATATACATTTTACCTACATCTAATTGTGTTGCAACCTTACCAAGATCTGAGCTCTGTACTTCTTGAAATGTATTGATCCCAGCTGCGTAGTCTCTTACAGCATTTTGATACCAACGAGCAGATCTTTCTTGTCCATTGGTTTGTGCAAATATATCGTTAAAAGGTTTTTGGTCCATACATGTATTTATACTAGATACCGAGTTCTTTCTCAGTAACAATTCTAAATTTCATGCCTTGTTTATTACAAAAAGCCTTTGCTGTTTTCCACTTTGCTTCGTTTACAGCATAATTTGCTATTTCTTGTAGATACCTTTTTGTTTTTCTTTTACCTGGTTGAGGTGCTTTTGTAAATCTTTTAGGTTTTACTTCTATTAGATATCTTTCTTTGCCTTTTCCACTTTTAACTTCCATATAAAAATCTACAAAATATCTATGCACTTTGTTATCTATAGGACTACGATAAGGAATAGCAACCTCTTCTGAATTCCAACCTAATACAGAATTATTTAGATCACACCAGTTCATAAATTTTAATTCGTAACTTGATCTATAGACAATAGAGGTAGGGTCTCCTAAATATTTAGAAGGATTTCGAGGAATAAACTTTCCTTTATATATTTCTTTGGCATAAACCATATAAATAAGACTATAATGTTAAATAACTATTTATGAGGACTGAATGCCAACAAAAGACAAAAATTTTGGAGCTGATGAACACCATGGCGTAGAAGGTGGATCAAATGCCCTAAGGAAAATGGGGTTTGGAAATAAATCAGCAGCCAGAGATACACAATCTACATCTAATTTAGCAGACTATCAGTCATATGCAAATGACGATAAACCTGTATATACATATCCTCAAGATTTATTTAAGGATAATCAAGTTAATGGTGTATGCTTTTTTGTTAAAATTAGAAACAATAGTGTAGCAGCACAAAGCAATCCTGGCGCTAGTGGACTGGCATCAGATAGAATAGGCGCATTTAAATCTACCCATTCTGAAATGGCCACACAAATGAACAGATCCTCAGTAGAACAACAAGAAGAAGTTATGAGAACAGGAGGTGCTTTAATTATGGCTGGTGCAGCAATGAAAATGGGTAGTAATTTTAGGAAAGGAACAGGCACAACTTTTGAAAAATTAAAATCTATTGGAAGTGGTGGCGCAGGACTTGGAGCAGTAGCAGCTATTGGTGCTATTGGAGCAACAGAATTAACAAGAAAGAAAAATGAAGAAGGATTTGATAATAAAAATGGAGAGTACTCTACAGGTACACAATTTTTAAATAAAGTAATACAATTACATGTTCCACAATCTATTATATCACAATACCAAGCAGATTGGAATGAAACAGAACTTGGAATGGCTGGTATATTAGCAAACAAAAGATTTGATCAAGCAAGTTTAAGAGATGTTAGTGAGGCAGCAGGAAGAGGTATTATACAAGCAGCGGCTGCATTACCAAAAGCAATAGGTGTTGATGCAGACTTAGGCGCAGCAATTGAAGCAACAAGTAGAAAGACAATCAATCCATATAAAGAACAACTATTTAAAAGTATGGGGTTTAGATCTTTTGCATTTCAATATGTATTCAATCCAAAAAATGTAGAAGAATATAACGATGTAAGATCTATTATTAATGTTTTTAAATATCACATGCACCCAGAAATTTCACCAGGACAAGCATTTCTAATTTATCCTTCAGAGTTTAATATAGAATTTTATCACGCAACAGACGGAGGCGTAAAACCTAATCCACACTTACCTAAAATTTCAGACTGTGCATTAAAAGATGTAAAAGTTACTTATGGGCCAGATGGATTCTTTAATACAGTTGCAGGAACAGATGGTATTCCCTCAGAAATAACAATGGAATTAAATTTCACAGAACTAGAAACAATGACAGCAAACAGAATAGCAGACGGATATTAAGATGGCATATTTTAACAAATTTCCAAAATTATATTATCCTACAGGAAAAACAAAAACTCTTGTCCCTGATATATTTCGCAGAGTACACATGGACAAGTTTTTTGCCAATAGAACAAACTTAACAGGATATTATGTTTCTGATGGTATGACACCAGAACTTGTATCTCAAGATATGTATGGTTCAACAGAATATCATTGGCTGGTATTGTTAACAAATGACATAATAGATGTTGCAAGAGAGTGGCCCAAATCTCAAGAAGAGCTAGTTCTTTATGTTAAAGATAAATATGGAGCTAACAATAGTTCTGATATACACCACTATGTCCTAACAGCAGATAGAAGTATTGTTGTTGATTGGGACGCTGTTAAAGCTGTTGATGGCACATACTCAGCGCTAACTAATTTAGAATACGAAGAAGAAGTAAATGATAAGAAAAGACAAATTAAAGTTTTAAATCCTTTATTCTTAAGCGCAGTAACAAAGCAGTTTAATAGATTAATGAAATAGGACCTAGCTTATTATGGCAGAAGAGCAATTAAATAAAGGTCAAGCGAATTTAGAAATAGACGATTTAACACTTGTTTCTTTAGATGGCAAAGCACAAGACCTAATAAAATATTATACAGAAATAAGATTGTTTGAATCTGTATTCATACCTACACTAACTGCTGATGTCGTTGTACGAGATCCAGAAAATATAATAGAAAAATTACCTATTGTAGGTGGCGAAACAGTCCATTTAAAATTAAGAACATCTACATTTCCTGACGCACCGGGAGCATGTATTCAAAGATCTTTTGCTGTCGCAGAAATAAAAAATAGAGGTTTAGATAACGATAGACAGCAAGTATATACACTAAAACTTGTCTCACCTGAAATGATGAACGATTCAGCAAATACACTTACAAGAGCATTTCCTGGAGCAGGTGGAGATACAAATACAGAAGCAATTGCACAACAAATTTTTGACGATCATATTGTTCAGGAAGGAAGATACTTACCTGATGATGATGAAAATAAATTAGTGATAGCCGGTTCACCTCATAAATCTTCTATACAATATATTTCTAATGCTTGGTCTCCTTTTGAAAATATGAATTATATATGTCAAAGAATACACGCAGCAGATATTGAAGGTTCAGATTTTTTCTTTTTTGAATCTAATAAAAACTATTATTTAACTAGTTTACAACACTTAATACGAGAAGGAAAGAATGGGTATTTTGAAGAATACATTTATAAACCAGGATCTCTTCCTGCTAAAGGGCGAGAAGATGGAAACTATATAGGAATACCGGTACCTGATTATTTTAATAGAATTGAAAGTATTAATATTCCTAGAACAATATCTATTATAGAAGGAAATTTGGATGGAGCATACGCTTCTAATATACAAGCATATGATATGTTTAATAAAAAATTTAAACATTTTCATTTAGATCTTATTGAAGACGGTCCTAGATATGAAAGAACAGATGATAACTCTCCTGTTCCTAGAGGCCTTCCTAAATCTGTAACAGCATATACATCTGTTAAATTATTAAACTCATATACTTGGAACTCTCCTGAACAATCTCAGGGTCTTAATGATGACGCTTTACAAACACATTATACTAGCGATGCTGTTAGAAAACAAATAATAAATAGTTTTAATGACTATCAGTTTTTAATAGAAGTTCCAGGAAGAACAGATATAGAAGTTGGTATGAGTATTAGATTAAAATATCCTAAACCAACAGCAAAAACAGCTAAAGATACAGATGAAGAAGATAAAGTTTTAAGTGGACAATATATTATAACTGAAATAAAACATAAAATAAATCCAGCAGAATATGGAATGACTCTAAGAATAACAAAAAATGGTGTTGGAAAGGATTTAGGAGGAAGTGATGAATAAGTATGGTAGTATAGGAGTAGCACCTTTTGTTTGGTGGATGGGAATTGTTGAGGATAGAATAGACCCAGCTGAAACAGGAAGAGTAAGAGTAAGAATATTTGGATATCATAGTCCAAGTACTGAAGAATTACCTACATCTGAATTGCCTTATGCAACTATAATGAATCCAGTTACAAGTTCAGGTATGAATGGTATAATGGAAGTGCCTAACATTGTAAAAGGTTCTACAGTCGTAGGGTTTTTTGCAGATCAACATCAACAAACACCTATAATAATGGGAACCATTGCTGGTAAACCTACTGAAAGAAATTTTGTAGAAGGTGAAGGCTTTACAGACCCTAAACAACTTTATCCTAAAGAACCTAAAGATGGTTATTCAGGTATTGGAGAATCTGATATACCTAGACTTGCCAGAGGTAAAGCAGCAGAAGAACATTTCTCACTAATGAATTTAAGAGAGATGAGAGATGAAAAAATACCTGTAGCAAAAGCAGGTAGTATTGCTGGTGTATTAGATGATAAAGACACAATCGATTACGAAACAAAAACATGGGACGAACCACACCCAAGAGGTGTATCAAAAGACGAAGCTGTTTATTACGACATAGTAGATAAATTAAAATCTGGAGAAGCACCTACAGGAGATGAAACATCTCTTTATCCTTATAACTTAGTTAGAGAAACAGAAGCAGGCATTGTACAAGAATTAGACAACTCTCCAGGCAACATTAGAATACATGAATTTCATCCGTCAGGCACAAATAGAGAAATACAAAATGATGGAACTAGAGTATGTAACATCGCAGGTTCAGACTATGAAATAATAGTTCAAGATAAAAATGTTCTTGTAAGGGGAGCAGCTAATGTAACTATTGAAGGAGATGCAAAACTCTTAGTTAAAGGAAATCAATACACAGAAATATCCAAAGACTGGCATATAACAGTTGGAGGAGATAAGATAGAAAACATTAATGGTAATCATGCCATGAACATAGGAACAGACTCATTAAGTAATATTAGTGGTAGTCGTTATGTTGACATAGCATCGGGTGCAGATAAAAAAGGTGGAGACTTTGAAACAATAGTAGGAAGTCAAACAACAAGCATTGGTGCAGTACAGAATGTTAATGTAGGTGGCTCAGGAGATATTACTATCAAAGGAAACCTTAATTTAAATGTAGGCAAATCATTTGTAGAAAAAGTAGGAACAGATCCTAAAGTTGGTGGTGGTAAAATAACACAGGTTAGAGATAGTTTCAGCATATTACAATTAGCAGATGTAAATATAGATGGTATAGAAAACTTCTTTACTTTAGAAACTAAAGGAACAC